GACGACGAAGAGATTGCTCGTATAGAGAAGGAAGTGCGAATCTTTCTCGACGAGGTTTCAACCACTGTAGACGCTCTACAGGCTAAGTTTAGGAAGTAACAACGATTGAGTAACGAACGGCGGTTCATGCCACTACGGAAGTACCAAGTCACGTACATGGTGACCGTAGACCAGAATGACGAAATTAAAACTGACACTTTTACAGCTGACTTTCACGACGTAAAGGACGGGCGTAACCTGTTCTATAACACGGGTCACGTAATCCGGGAGTATCAGCTTCCTATGATCCGAATTGTTGCTACTCCGGTGGATGCCGAAGAAATCCCCTCCTAACTTTCGAAGTAAGTTCGAAGAAAGTATTTACGAAGCGGCTAAGCGTTCTCGCAAGTCGCTGGAACACGAGCCACACTTTCTACCTTACGTTATCAAAGGCTCGTACTTGCCCGACTTTATCCTACCTAACGGGATTTACATCGAGGCAAAGGGGTACTTGGATGCCGCAGCTTGTCGGAAGATGAAAGCTGTTAAGGCTAGTAATCCCCACTTAGACATAAGGTTTGTATTACAAAATGCTAACGGTAAAAGAAACAAGCGAGCTAAGCTCAAAAACTGGGAGTGGTGTGAAAAACACGGTTTCCAGTGGGCTGAAGGCACTATTCCGCTTTCTTGGTGGAAAGAGCCCAGTCGAAAAGATGACAGTGGAGAAGACTAACGCAGGTTGGTTTATCTGCCACAAGAGCGGACACCCTTACGCGGGGCCGTACAAGCGTGCCAAGGATGCTAAAGGGCAGCTGACGCGCCTCCGTAAGGGTTACACTCCCGCAGCTAGGGTTATTGATGGATAAGCCGAGAATACTCGTACTTGATATAGAAACGGCACCAGCGGAGTTGTACGGTTGGCAATTGTATAATGCTAACTTCGGGGTGGAGCAAGTCAAAGAACACCCGTACATCTTGTGTGTTGGGTTTCAGTGGCTTGGAGAAGGGCGTCCTGAGTGTCTTACACTTTGGGAAGAAGGTCCAAAGGGAATGCTTTGGAAGGTTCGTGATCTTCTTCAACAGGCTGATGCAGTAGTCGGTAAGAACAGTGAACGGTTTGACTATCCGTGGCTGAACACCGAGTTTCTTAAGCACAAAATTCCACCCCATCGCCCTGTCACTCACATTGACCTTCAGAAGACTTTCAAGGCGCAGTTCAGGTTTCTGAGCAACAAGCTAGAGTACGCCCTTAACTACCTCGACATGGGTGGTAAGGTTGAGCATGAAGGCTTCAAGCTTTGGAAGAAGGTCCTTGACGGTGACGAGAAAGCCCGTCGAAAGATGGTTCGCTACTGTCTCGGAGACGTGCGTAAGACAGGACAACTGTACCTACGTATGCGTCCGTGGATTAAGAACCATCCGGCAATGCGTTCACTTGGAACGGAGGCTTGTCCATCTTGTCTCAGTAAGAACACTAAGCGTGACGGTATTCGTAGAACAGCCTGTTTCCACATTCAGCAACATCAGTGCAACGACTGTGGCAGGTATTTCAGTGGAAAGAAAACTAAGGTAGCGTAAGTATGGATGCGATGTTGAGAGCAGCGTTGTGTGATTATTTTGAGCCGGGGGACTTTGCTCTCTACATCGGCATAACAGTAGACGACCTAATCGAAGCATTCCCCGATGAAGTTGACGATGCTCTGGAAGACTTGAAAGAGTTGATGGAGTGGCAAGACATAGAGGATAATGATGACTGAGATTAAAGTTTCTGAGACAGACAATCGTATATTTATTGAAGTTCTTATTGATGGAGATTCTTTCGGAGTTTCAACTACTAAGGATGAAGCCGTTCAACCAGCAATTGACATTCTGATGGACAACATTGCTAAAGAGCGTGCAGGTGTAACGTCACACGATATTTCTATGGCACTTGCTGATTTCTATATAAAAGAAGGTGTTCGTGAGTAAAAGCTTTTTCTTTTGGGGAGTGTACGAAGGTAACGAAGGTGACGAGACTTGGCGTGTTCTCCACGAACACTTCGAGAAACTAGCAAAGGAAGATCAGATTGAAGCAGAGTTCACCGAGCGTGAGTGCCGCAAGAAGCGTGACTGAATTTACCACCGATGACCCAAGTAAGATTGGAACAGGAGCTGTCAAGTACGACGGTGGTAAACCTGCGCTCTTTCGAGGTATCGTGCAATATTTTCCTAGAGCAGTTAAAGCAGTTGGAGAAATTTCCACTTTCGGAGCTAAGAAATATGCTTGGGCTGGATGGGAAGCCGTCGATGACGGAATTAATAGATATTCTGACGCAATGGTGCGTCATCTCCTCAAAGAAGGAGAGGGAGAAGTTGTGGACCCTGATAGCGGACTCCTTCATGCTGCCCATACAGCTTGGGGAGCGCTAGCCCGTCTAGAGCTTATTCTACGAGAGAAAGAGAAGAATGCAAATTAAGATGGATGACGGCATTGCTCTCCTTTCAGGAGCAATGTTTAACTACAATAAACCGGAGGAAAGTGATGTTACGATTGAAGACATTGCGACGGCTCTGTCGAACGTCTGTCGATTTAGTGGGCACTTGCCTCGCTTTTATTCTGTGGCTCAACATCTGGTTAATACTTCGTTTATCGTTCCGGAGCAACATGCATTCACGGCATTGATGCACGACACCGCAGAGGCATTCACCAATGATCTTCCTACTCCCCTTAAGTGGGCGCTTCCGATTTTCAAGGAACTGGAAGTTAAGATTGAGAGTGCCATGGGTGACAAGTTTGGTTTTCAGTATCCTTATCCTCCTGAAGTAAAACTTGCTGACACGCAGATGCTTCTCCTTGAGAAGAACTACGTTAAAGAAGATACTAATCAGTGGGAGTACTACGGTGATGTTAAGTTTGAACATCTTCGTGATAAAGTTGATCTAGACAGTTGGCAGCCTCGTAGGGCTAAGCGAGAATTTCTGGAACGTTATTATGAGCTACAAGAAAAGAAATCCCGTAGCGAAGGAGTTGGAGAAATCCACATTCCGGCAGCGGGTGCGAGAGAAGGACAGACGACACCGGCTAAACGAGCTGCGTGAGCACGATGCAGACGAGGACCTATATGAATATTTTGGACTCGGTAAAGCAACTAAGGAGTAAGTATTGGACGATTATCAAAGGTTCATCCATGCAAGTCGCTACGCTCGTTGGCGAGATGATGAGAACCGAAGGGAGACGTGGGAAGAAACGGTAAAACGTCTCGTTAATTACTACGATAAACAAACAGATGCTTTGTGCGATGATGAAGATACGTATAATCAACTGTTTGACGCTATTCTAAAGATGGAAGTCATGCCCTCTATGCGGGCTATGATGACCGCCGGTCCTGCACTAGATAGGTGTAACGTGGGTGCGTACAACTGTGCGTATTTGCCTGTCGATTCCCCTAGATCATTCGACGAAGCCATGTACATCTTGATGTGTGGGACCGGAGTTGGTTTCTCCGTAGAGGAGAAGTACGTATCTCAACTCCCACGTATTACGGAGGAATTTTCTGACACAGATACCGTTATTGTCGTTGCAGATAGTAAAGAGGGATGGGCTAAGTCCTTCCGAGAACTCATCACCCTGCTTATTGCAGGTCAGGTCCCCAAGTGGGACGTATCGAGAGTACGACCTGCTGGTGCGCGACTACGAACGTTTGGAGGCCGAGCTTCTGGACCCGAACCGCTTGTTCGGCTTTTTGAATTTACCGTACGGCTTTTCCGAAGTGCCAGAGGACGGAGACTTAGTAGCCTAGAATGCCACGACCTGATGTGCATGGTTGCCGATGTTGTTGTCGTAGGAGGCGTCCGTCGCTCCGCTATGATTTCCTTGTCGGACCTAGGCAGCGAACCAATGGCGAAGGCAAAGAGTGGGAGTTGGTGGGAGGCGAGTGTCTACCGACAGTTGGCAAACAACTCCGCCGTGTACAACGGAAAGCCCGAAGTGGGCGAGTTTCTTAAGGAATGGAAATCACTTTATGACAGCAAGTCAGGCGAAAGAGGAATCTTCAATCGAGACGCTTCTCGAAAACTCGTCGAAAAGCTTGGAAAACGCGATCCGAACTATGACTTTGGCACTAACCCATGCTCAGAGATTATCCTTCGACCCTTTCAATTCTGCAACCTCACGGAAGTTGTTGTCCGACCTGAAGACGAAATTGGCGACTTGCGAAGGAAAGTTCGCCTCGCTACAATTCTCGGTACAATTCAGTCAACCTTCACGGACTTCCGATACCTCCGTAGCATCTGGAAAAAGAACACGGAAGAAGAAAGACTCCTCGGGGTCAGCCTCACCGGCATTGCAGACAACCCAAAGCTTTTTGGGACCACTAGCGGGCGAGTTCTAAATGAGCTCAAACAGTTGGCGAACGATGTTAACAAAGAGTGGGCGGATCGCCTTGGAATACCTGCTTCCGCCGCTATTACTTGTGTCAAGCCTAGTGGCACTGTTAGTCAGCTTGTTAACTCTGCTTCTGGTATCCATCCACGATGGAGCAAGTTCTATCTCAGATCGGTTAGGAATGACGTTAAAGACCCGATCTCTGACCTTTTGGTTGCCTCTGGTGTCCCGTATGAACCAGATAAGAGGAACCCTGCTGCACTGGTCTTCTACTTCCCTCAAAAAGCACCAGACAGTAGCGTCGTACGATCAGACATAAAGGCCGTAGAGTTTCTAGAAGTTTGGAAGAACTTTCAGGAGAACTATTGTGAGCACAAACCGTCGGTTACCGTATCTGTCAGTGAAGATGAATGGGTTGACGTGGCAGCTTGGTGTTATCGACATTTCGATATCCTCTCTGGCGTTAGCTTCCTGCCTTTTGATCCTACGGAGTATCCACAAGCGCCGTACCAAACGCTAACCGAAGAACAGTACAACGAATGGTTACAAAAAATGCCGCAATCCATCGACTGGACGCGGCTTAGAGAATACGAGGCTGAAGATCACACTACAGGAAGCCAAGAACTGGCTTGTGTCGGTGGGCTATGTGAGGTGTAAGGAAAACACTTCAAGTCTGATTTACGACGCAACGCTTTGGGAAGACGACGCCGTGCTACTACGGCAAGCGTCGCCAACCCCTGTTGAACTTTACATCATTCCGCTGGAAGCCTTTGCTGAAGATTTCAGCCCTTTAGGAGATTGATCCTACCAGCTTCTGGATGCTCCCATCCGTTAACGTGGGCTAGTTCGTGACACAGAACGTGAGCGTAGGTTTCGGGAGTGTCTGCATCTTGATCTAAACAAGGATTTAGAACTACCATTTTGTGACCGTTAATTTGTGAACAAGCGAGAGTAGTTAAAGAGGGATCGCGAGATACTCCACAGTGTTTTGCGATCCCTTTCTCGTCTGTAAAGTAGACAGTTACTTTAGCGTTGCCTCTGTACTGTTGAGGCACACAGAGGTCGTCAGTAACTAGAAAGCCAGTTGCCAGAGCAACGGCAAGTACTACACACTTAACCAACATATCCTTCTTGTAATCCCTTCGCCAACTTCTCATTAACTTTCACCACACACTCACTACGAGTTACTAGTCCGTCTTTGTTAACGTCGAGTCCCGCGTTCTGGCGGAACGTAGTAGGCGTCTTAGCCCTATCGAAGAGTACGTAGTTGTCCGGTTGTCCAACACCTCCGGGCCAAAGAATAGCCATGTACAAGTCACCAAGATTCCTAAGGCGACCAGCGTACGGCTTGAAGTACAAGTAAACATACTTAAGCTGGTCCTCCGATGTCATCTTAGCCAACTGAGCAACAGTTGTACCTAGGGTGATTGCCGTCTTTGGCATAAATTGGATAAGTCCTGTAGCGCCGCTTCCAGCGGCATTTTTAATATCTGATCTAAACGTCTCTGCACTCTCCCATGCCATACAGGCCATGAGATCAGAACAAGGATTTCCTTGATAACTTTCATCAGTCAGGTTGTCCGCTATCCATTTAACGCGTTCCTTAAACGTAGGAGAAACCTTTGCCCCCCAAGCAAATCTATCATCAACGTTGGTGCTGGTCTGAGTGGGTTCTGTATTTTGGAGGTCTTGCAGCTCTCGTTCTGCTTGCTGTAGCCACAGGATAGCATTTCTAATTGAATCTAGAACGGCCACGGAATCCCCAACACTTTCTTCTTAGGAGTAGCAGGAGTTGCAACCGACGTTGTAGTTTCGGAGTCAATCCCGTTAATCTTCTCCTTCGTACGGAGATAACCAAGGCCGAGCATACCCATCATGAGAGTCATCAGATTGCTGGTGTCGAGTGCAGGGAAAGCTCCCGTGTATCCATTCAGCTTGGCTAAGAACTCAAGAAAAGGCTCAACGATAAATGAGTAAGCCACACCTACACCGCAAACCCAGCCTACGAAAGGACGCCAACCAGCAACGAATATATTGGGGTTGCTTGCTTCCGCTGTGTTTGTTTGCGATTGGGCTAGGACTTCTTGGTGCTCTCGTTCTTGTTCCTGCGCTGCAAGTTGAGCTAGTTGGATTTCCAACTGTGCCTTCTGTGCAGGGTCAGGGATAACCCTGTCCATCAAGTCTCTAAGAAACGGTACGAACTCTAACAGTCCCATAAATTAATGTCCTTTAAACCAGCCCAATATCATGTACAGAGTGCCTATGATACCCGTACCAAAGATGGCAGAGGCTAGAAGAAACATACCCTGTCCTTTGTACTTAAGAGCAAGAAGATCATCTAACTTCTTGTCCATGTTAACGACAGTTTCTTCTAATTTAAATAACCGTACTTCCATAGCGGCGATACGCTCCACTTGACTAGTCATTGTTCCCACCATTCCTTTTTAGGGGCTTTGGTCTTGGGCTTTTTGGGTTTGTAGGTCTGAACACCAACACCGAAGATTCCCGGAATACCGGAGAGCAAACCTTTCGCCCCGTATTCCTTAAACGCATCCGCCGTGTCCTGAGCCACAAGCGGAATGAACCTACTGGCAATTTCTTTTGTCCAAGTGAACTTCTTACCCGCCGGGTCTTTACCACGTAGGTAGTCAGCGATAAAGGAGGCCACAGGACTGAACTTATTCTCGAAGAACTTCTCTGCTGTGTCCAGCCGAGTGTCTTTACCGTATTCGCCTTTGGTGAGAGAGTTAATCTTGCCAGAGGCGGTTTTTGTTTCACCGCTAATCATCTGAGCGCCGAAGCGAATGTACTGCTGGAAACCGCCCAGAATGTCGTAGCGAGTGTCACCGTCTTTAATCTTAGCGAAGTCTGCTGACCGTGGATCGGTTTCTACCTGAAGACCTGAGTGCTTGGCTAGGTTCAGCGCAGTAAGTGCGATGGCTGAGAAGCCGATAAGAGACTTGATAGCCTCCTTACGCACTACGGGA